AAGTGCATCCATGACAAAATCCATTGACCATGTCATGTTCGGCGCATCCGGGCGGAGAAGCGGAAGCCGTTCAGTCGCCAGACCCTTACGGCGGCTTCCGTTGCTGGCTTTGAAGATTTCAGGCTTGCCACCCTCTCCGACCCGGTACATGCTGTTGGCACTTACCGGTCCGCCATGTTCACGTCCACCACCGTAAGATACGCCACCAATGGATGACAGGACGGACGCGCCAGCACTGGCAATTGAAGCGTAGTTAGCAAACTTCTGAGCCGGTGTTAGGGCAGTTGGGTCAGCTAAAGCCTGAGATATTGCCAGCTGGAGGTTTAAAGCAGCCTGAGCGACGGCAAATCCCTTACTGAGGGCGAACATAGCCTGATAAGCACCGCTGCTTCTTCCTGCTGCGCTGGCTGCCAGATTTGCCAATCCATCAAAACCTTGGGACACAGAACCGATAATCGAAGATATGGACTGGTTCTGAAGATTGATTTCGTCCTGAATAATCTTCTGGCGCGCATTGGAGGCCTGCCGCTGAATGGCAGTCTTAGCATCCTCATACAGTTGCGCGTTCTGCACGTCGATGGACTGATATTTTGCCAGTGCCTCAAGCTTCTGTTGCTCCTGCAGGTCTATCTGCGCTGTGGGGTTCTGCACTGCTCCAGAAACTGCATCAGGCATAACCTGAGAGGCGGCAATCTCCTGCTGGGCAAACTTCATGCCCTGCTTTATCTGCGCCTGCTGCCGGAGTGCGTTGTTCTGATCCCAAATCTTGGCCGCGTACTTACCAGCCTGTTCAATCTGAGCATCTGTTGCACCCTTGCCTAGTGATTGCTCGGCGGCAAGAATAGCCTGAGCCCGGGAAAGCTCTTTGGTGGTATCGCCAACCTGCTCAGACTTAGCGCGCAAGGCTTCCAGTTTCTGCGCCACAGACTCAGACTGAGAAGCGGAACGCTTAGCCTCGGCATTTCCTGCCTTTGTTGCTGAAGTGTTTTTCTCTATTGCTGCATATTCATCCTGCAGCGCTTTAACGCGCTTGCTGTCCGTTATACCGGCATCCTCGGCGTCGTACTGAGCCTGCAACCTTGCCTTGGCCTGTCCCTCTAGCTTTGATAACTCCAGGCGGCGCTGTGATTTCTTCTCAAGGTCTTTGGCTTCTTTGCTGTCAGTTGTTGACTTAGGAATGACGATCTTCGACTGTTCTTTCAACTGCTGAGTAGAAGCCGCGCGAATACTTCTTATCTCTGCCTCTACATTTTTGAGTTGGAATGCTGCCTGACCAACCCTCTCCTGATAATTTGCCTGAGTTTCCCACAAAGATTGAGAGTCACTGACTTCTTTAGATAATCTTTTCTGCTCCTGCAGCAGTTTAGGCAGTCTGGCGGCATCTCCAGCATTGCTGTTGTAGAAATTCAGGTTGTTGGAAAGCTGAACCATTGCCCCTGCAAGTGACTGAGTCAGGCCAATTGATTCATTTAGATCGGAAATGACATTTTTGAAAGCCACGTCGAGAGAGTTTTTAGCTTTCTCAACACTAACCGGCATTTTGTCGAATTCTTCATTTACCTTAGCGGTTTGAGAGACAATGGCATTAAGAGCATCTTCTGCTGTGAGTTTACCCTCAAGCATCCTTTTTCTTAGTTCTCCCACGGAAATTCCAAGTCCGGCTGCCATTGTTCTTGCCAACTCAGGCATCTGCTCAATGATTGAGTTGAACTCTTCGGCTCTCACCGTTCCTCCGGCGATAGACTGACCAAATTGCCTTAATGCGTTAGCCATCTCTTCAGCTGAAGAACCTCCGACCGTTCCGATCTTCTGGAGCGTCTCGGTTAGTGATAGGATCTGGGCGTTGGTTGCTCCGGCCTCTTTGAGTGATGTAGTTAAGGACTCCCAAAGCTTTTCCGTGTCTTTAAGGCTGTTTCCGGTTTGTGCGGCTATTGAACTGAGGCTTGCTATAGTTGCCCTCGCAGCATCGATGGATGGTGAAAGCCTCTCTACTCGAGCCTGAAGGATAGACATTTCATCTGCAATGTTAATGATTTTTTGCGCGGCTTGAAGAGTGAAAGCGCCTGCAATAGCCAGCGCTACCCTATTAAGCATCACCTCCATCCGCCCAGAAGATGCTGTTGCTTTTTCTGTTGAACTGTTAGCAGCATCCTGCGCAGCTTTCATGTCATAGAGACTTCCGGCCAATTCTCCTATCGCTCTACGTTGAGATTCCGTCGCCGCCTCTCCAGCCCTAAGCTGAGCTGCTAAAACGATTGCGCTTCTTGCTCCGGCATTTTGCCGCTCTTCGAGTATCGCTACCTCATTACCAAGAGATTCAAGCACCCTTTCAGCCTGTGAATACTGCCTTGAAGCAGAAGCTACAGATGATGCAGCATTATTCATTGTCCTGCTAAGACCGTCTATTTGCTGGCCGGTCCTCTTGGCGCTGTTATTGATATCAGCCATAGCTGCATCTACGCTCTTGGCACCACTGAGCATCTGAGCTGTTTCTAATTCAATATCAATGTAAATTCCGCCGAGGTTTTCAGGCATGTTATCTCCAGGCAATAAAAAACCCGCCGTAGCGGGTTGGTTTTATGTGTTTTCAGGATTTAAGATGAAAGCTTATGCTCTAGGAGCGAATCGAATCGCTTTGCTAAATCACTATCCATAGATTTTTTAATTTTATTTAGCCTATCATGATTAGTTACCATGATTGATAACGCAGTATGCCCCGGCATCTCTGTTTTAAGGGATTCAGCTAATTGACCAACTGATTCCTCATTGATGGCGATTTCTTTGCCTATGCCTTGCTTGAGATATTGTGAAGCATCGTTTGATGGGGCATTGCTTCCTATATCGCTGCCGCAGTGCTTGCACCTAATCGCCTCTGGTTTCACCATCTCTGCGCAGTATGGACACTTCACAAAACCTTCATTAATCTGGCTTTGCTCTAATGCTCTGTGGTCTTTGCTTATTAACAGAGAGTGAATCAAAGCTACAATAAATAGCAGGGCGCCGTAAATCCACCAAGCAACAAAAGACCTACCTTTACTGCTAGCTATTGCGGCAGGTATGCACCCCAGAACAGCGCAAATTAATAACAACTCCATGACTAATCCCCCAGCATATTTATAGGAGTAATCCTAAAGCCTATCTAATGCAAAGGAAAGCAAATCCGGTTAATTACGCGGCATTAGCCAATCTTCTTGCTTTGCGAGCCATGTAGTCATCTGCAACGCTGTCATACTCCTCTCTGGTAAATCCTTTCTGCTCTGGATATTTGGCAGAAAGCATCATCTGAAAGTCCGTCATGGTCAGCTGCTCAGCCTCCTCCCTGCTCATACCGAGGTGAGCCCTTGCAGCACTAATGTATTCGAATGCGTTGAACTCTGATGAAGTGCCGGAACCTTCGTGTTTCTGCAGGCGCCTTAATTTTGCTTTCCCAATAATGCCGTGAGTGATGAGTGACTGGCTTATCAAAATCATGTCGTCAAAAGACAATGCTCCGGGGCGATATAATAAAGCTCTACGTCCAGACCTGGCAGGAACTAATTCACCAGTGAGCTTTGTCACATCCCTGTCGCAACAGGACTGAATAATCGTCATTGCTGCCATTAGCTTACGCTTTCTCAGCTCCGGCCTGACAGCGTAGGAGGCAATCACCGTTGGCACGCTGCCTAATGCATTAACAGCCATGTTTATAATCGCCAATGCTGGCTCCCTGTGAACCTCATAGAAAGCTTCAACGATTTCCTCGGGATTACCTATGCGCGTCATGTTTAGCAGTGATGGCCGAAAGAAGTATTCTTCATCACCCAGCGCAATCAGGCACTCCCCAATCTCTTTGATGGGCGTCATATGCTCTCCGTAATCATTATCAGGGGCAGCACGCCACCCCTTGTAATGGTTACGAAGCGGTGACCGTAACGGCGCAAGTGGCAGTAAAGTTGCCATCATTTGACTTAAACGTAATGGTGGCGGAACCTGCAGCAACTGCCGTAACCAGACCAGTAGAGCTAACGGTAGCCTTGGTTGCGTCAGATGTTGTCCATGTTCCGGTCCGATCTGTTGCATTAGTAGGCTGTACTGCGCCTGTTAACTGGCGTGTTGCACCTACAACCAGAGAAGCAGTAGCAGGAGTAACGGTCACGCCTGTGGCCGCAATCGTTTCATCTGTATCAATAACCTGAATTGAGCTGGCATCGCCCACTTTAAATTCAGTGGTCAGTGAAACGATGTCATTGGTGCCGCCATCAGAGCTCAGCGCTGTGATGTTCATGTAACCGATGAAGGTGATTGGACCGTATTCCATGCGGATCCAGATGCCTGGCTGACGACGACTGGTGATTTCAGTGTGGTAGTACTTGATGAACCGGCCAATGCCATACTGGTCCAGTTTATCTTTCTTACGCACCTCACCTTCGAAGCTAATTGTGAAATCCGAGTTGGTTACAATGGTCTCCACATAACCTTTGCCGTCATCCGCATCACTGGTGACACTGTTAGGGCTGAAGTCGAAACCTTTACTTGTGCCGGCGGCCAGAGCTTTCCATTCCGATTCCTGTGGCAGCACATCGCTGCAACCATCGGCAACTTCAAGCACAATCGCGCCACCGAACAAACGTTCGTTGCTGTTCTGGCAATCTGCCATGGGTAATTCCTCTTTAACGTTTATTAATCGCCGTGGGTGGCGACGAACTGAAGTCGATAGACCAGGCGGCCTTCGGTTGTTAGAACTGGAGCGGGAATGCCGCCTAGGTTTTGCAGGTAGCCGATGCAGTCGTCTGACATGGGATTTTGTTGAACGTACGCAATAATCTGTTGCACTCGATCATCAATAAATCCGTTTCCACCCTTAGCGCCAATCACGTCAACCAGGGTGTAGTACTCACTGCCTAACTGGTTTCTTACAGCGGAGCCACCGTTAGGCCTGATAACCATGAACCTGTCTGACAGTTTTCCGGAATCATCCCAGATAAGGAGTTGCGGTATAAACCCTTCGGTCAGGCCAGCATCGGAAAGATAGTTCCTGATTCGGGTATGCATCGGAGGTGTCACAAGGCCATCTCCTTGCGAATGGTTTCTTTGATGAGGTCTTTCGTATCCTCAAAGCCCTTGGTCAGGAATTCCTTTTGAGCTGTAGAACGCCGGAAGTTTTGTGGAATATTTGGGTCGTGAACATAAACAGCATAGTTAGCCGAGTAGCCAACCCTTCCGGTTATCAGGCTGCCATTTGCGGTTACCTCACGATACTGGCTGTTTATGAGCGTCGATGTGTCTATTGGCGTGTATAAAGCAGCCTGAGATGCACCAATGATTAAGGCACTATGCACGGCACGCACCGCCTTTCTTCCCTGCACATCACTAATCACCGCATCGAGATTCCTCTTTACCTGCTCAATGCCTTTGACCTTTAATCCCATGGCTAACCTCCAGACGTGAAAAAGGCCGCCTTAGCGACCTTTTTATCAAATTAAATCCTGTTGAAGGCGGTAAAGTAGACAATCCTATTGTCACTGATGATTAGCTCCCTCGACCTAATATCATTCATTGCTGCCTCTGCGTTGTTAAAATCAACAGAGATCATATCAAGATTGTTCATCAAAAATGATTCTGGATATATTCCAGAATTCCTGTGTATGAACTCATTATTTTCATAGACTTCATAAGCATAAAACCATTGTTGCATAATTAGACCTCGTATTTAAAAGTATTCTATTTCATGCTTTATCTTCAGCTTTGTCTATGAGTATGCAGCAATAATTGGCTATCCATTAACTCCCTGTCAGGATTGCGTAGTCATCTGCTGTCCTTTCAAAGGTGTCTGCATAACGAATAGCCTGCATAACCTCATCAGCTCCGGCTGTGATGGGGTCAACTTCTGAGGACTGCCCGATCAGGATGTAATCACCGGCATCAGCCAGAGCGTATTCAGTCCAGATGGTATTTTTAACCACCCTTTCTCCACCTATCGCACCAAGGCGCTTTGACAGCCCTCCCTGATAGTCACAGCCAATAACCACAGGAGCACTAAATACCGGATCGCCGTAATCATTGGTTGTGCCTGAGCGCTTCCAGATTGTTGCCTTCGCCGTATATGACCAGTTGGCTAGTGATGACATGTTATAACCTCCATCCGGTCACTTCGGGCTTCTCAGCGGCAATCCTTGGGCAGTTGATCACCCAATCACCGCTGCCGTTAACATACCCGGTCGTTTGCTTGCCATTTGATGTTTTAAGCCACACCCTCTCGAATGGCTTTGGTGGTAAATCCGGTGATTTCCACTCCATCAGCAACCACCGACAACATCAAAGAAGCCAACCGGAGATCCGGATAACGGCAAACCTGCAAGGCAGCCAGTCTTATCCCACGCCAGTAACTGACGGTATAAGTGGTCCGTTCCTGCGCTGTTATAAGTGAATGAACGTGAGGCACCTGATGGCGCTGACTGTGATGAAATTATCCTGGCCCCGGACAGGGCGGCAAGCCTCGCCGCTGCATAGATAAGCATGAGCTTTTGCAGGCTCTCTGAGTAGCCCGCCCCGTCCAGACATGCTGACACTTCGCTGACCTGATCAATGAGTAACTGAAGAACTGCATCAGGAACCGTGAAGCCCATTTCAGCCATAAGCGGTTTAACGTCTTCAAGCGTAATTTGGGCTGCCATAGTTACTTGTCCTTCTTAGTTGCTTCTGCGAGCGCAGCTTCCGCATCGTCAGCGCGTTTGGTTTCAAGCGCCAGTGCATCGGCATGCTCTTGATTTCTGCTTTCTGCGGCGTCCTGAAGCTGTTTAACCTGCTCAAGCGCATCATTGAGTTGCTTTTGAAGAGCGGAGCTATCAGCAGATACTGGAGCTGATGGAGTTGCCACTTCGAAGTTCAGCTTTTCGCCTTTCTTCTCGCTGGTTTTCTCCGCCTTTCCACTGGCGATCCACTTTTCAGCAACCGAATCATCCACGTCATAAACCTGACCAGCCTCCAGTTTCTGGAAGCTGGCACCGGCAAAGAGGTTTGCTACTAATACCTTTACGAGTGCCATTTTTTTTCCTTAGCTCGAAGCGTGAATCACGGAGTACTTGTTGTTGATGTCTTGCTTAACCATCAGGCCCATCGCGCCCCATGTGCGCCAGATATAATCGCTGTTGTAGAACGGGCGCGGGTCGGCGACGGTGCCGATAACGCCCACTTGCGGGTGTCTATACGCAGCCTGGCTTTACCTACAGCTGCGGCCTCTTCAGCAACACTGTCGGCAATATCAAACATCTCTTCGAAAATAGCCTCTGCACGCGTCTCAGTAGCTTTTGCGTACTGGTCACGAAACTCTTGATGTTCGGCAAGCCATCGGAAGACAGACGTCTTACTGGGCATTCCCTGGCGCTCACAAACTTTACGCAGGCTTTCACCATCGGCAAGCAGTGAACAGATGTCAGCGGCCACCTCTGGTAAATAATCAGAAGGGCGGCCAGTTTTTTTATTGGTCGCCATATGTAATCCTGTTATGAATATTTTTTTGCAGAAGGAGATGCAATGTGAAGAAGGTTTCTATAATTATAGCGATTGCAATGCTTGCCGGCTGTGCAACAGCTCAGAAGATAAATCGTCACGATGGTTCTACCGAGTATATAGTTCAGTGCGGTGCCGGAACTGGATGGGATATCTGCTATTCAAAAGCAAATGACCTATGCCCTTCCGGATATGCGGACCTGTCTAAAGACGATGGGTTTAACCGTAAAGAACTTCGGATTCAGTGCGAGAAGTAAAAAAACCGCCCGGAGGCGGCCTAATTCTTATCAATATTTAATGAGATTTTAGCACCGCCTTTACCGCCACCATAGTGATCAACACTACCTTCATGTTCTAATATGGCAGCTATTGCGGGAGTATGATTTTGACTAATTTTCATAGTTTTTGATAATGATGTTTTTATCTCATCTTTTAAGTCATCTAATGAAATAGTCTTGTTTTTCAATGAGGATAAATCAACTAACAGCACCTCCCATGAAGAGTGAGTGATGATGATAGGTGGTAGTCTGGAATTGTTATACGGTATCAAATCAATACCTTTTTCATACCTTCTATACTTAAAAACGCCTGCTTTGCTACCCGCTCCCTGCCATGAACCCAATGTCTGTAATACTTTCATGTCACCTCCTGATTAGTTCAAAGGAGATAATCGGCATTGTTAAAAAAAACTTTATAATCAGGCGCGCTCGCAAATGCGCCTTGTGATGATCACTGGATAAGCTGCGGCTGAGTAATTGCCATAATCTGCTCATGCTCAAGTGTCAGCACTCGCTTTTCTTTCTTACGCTCATTCATAAGACGGCTGCCAATGGTGCCTTTGAGCTTTGAGCGCGTCTCTTTGATGGCATAACGATGCTGAAGCTCCTCGCCCACTGCTTCACGGCGATTGAGCTGCTCTGCCATCCAGTTAAAGGCATTGATGTAGCACTCTTTAACAGACATCGCAGTTTTTCCAGTAAAGCCCATGACAAGCATCATGCATCCATCACGGGTAATGCTATACATCGGCTGAACATCGCCATTTTTATCAATGAAATCAGTGGGCGCAAAATTGCGCCGGGCGAAATCATTAGAGCATTGCATGCACCTAATAGCACGAAGCACATCTTTATGACGCTTGCCAAAGTACTCGGCAACTTTTAGTGAGGTTGTGACTACCTTGTTGTCTACTGCCTGAACCATATTGCTAAAGTCAAAAGCTGGAATAACTGACGGATTATTCATTGCGTTTCTACCTTTTAGAAAGTGAGCCTGTCTCACAGAAAAGCCGCCCGAGAGAGGTCGCCACCTATAACAGCTGTTCTCAGGCTCGCTTACTGAAAGGCTCTCGTTTGATGCGCGTGAGATGCGCGGAGGGTTACTGCGGGTACAAAAAAGCCCCGGCAGGGGATTCCTGTCAGGGCTGATTTTCGGGCATAAAAAAAGAGCCAGACCCGAATGGGCATAGCTCTTCATCTTTGGATAATTTAGCGCACTTTCTTGCCCCGCTCAATGAAATTCATTTTCTGAGGCTGTTCTTTACTTCGGTAACGATCTGCTGTTGGAGGCGACTTAGCTCTATGCGGTGCCGGCGCTCCTGCCGCTGGTGAATCCAGAAGCCGACCCATGTCATGATCAGAGCGCCAATACAAATGCCGGAAAGGATGTTATAAATCGAATAGCCACTCATTTCGCTTCCTGCTGGCAGTTGGCTTTCCATGTCTTGTTGTGGGTAAGGATGGCACGCTTGGTGCGCTCATCCATAGTCATGATGTCAGCCTCTGTCACCATGATTGGCTTTACCCAGTTGCATGCAGTGTCCACTACCTCAACCCTTGTTGAGCCAGTCTTTGCGCAGCTCGTCATCAACAGCGCTGCCAGGCATACGGGAAACACTTTCCTGAACATCAGATGCTCCTTTCGCTGCTTCTGTCTGGCGCTGTGTGGCCGCCTTCATGGATTCGATATTGGTCTGTGTTTCTCTTTCTGCAGCCTGATACTCTGATTTGGCTTTTCCTTTCGAGTGACCAAGACCAAAAGACCCAGCGACCAGCGCAATAATTACGCCTATACCGCTGATGATTAGCTCAATCGTGCTCATGGCTTATTCTCCGGGTTGATTCCTGCATCCAGCTTCTGTTCGTTTAGGTCCTTATCCGATGCGATCTTTTTCGCACCTATATAACCGGCTGTCGCAAAGCCAAAGAACAGACCGAAGGTGACATCTGAAAGCGTGCCTTTGTACGCCTGCCAGCCAACAACTCCACAGCAAACGATGAAGGCAACAGCGGCCTGTGTGCGGCTCAATGATATCGAGCCTGATGAACCACGAAGCATGCTGAATACGTCCATCAGATAAGGCCCTTGTAGATGTCATATGTGCCAGTGCGCATTACCTCTGCATGCCGGTTAGCGCGCTTTGGTGTTTGCCTGGCCCACAGGCTGTTAAGCATTCCACTTGCTGCGCCTGCAAAATTCTCTGCAGCTACCATATCCAGGGTATTTTTGAAGCCTGCCAGGCCATCCGTGCCGAGCTGGTAAGCCATGCTAATGAGAACATCTCGTCGCGCTGGATTGCACTTATTGAGCGCTGCCAGAATTGCCGGCTTAGCATCCATCTGCTGGATTCGGTTATCTACAAGCTCCTGAAGCCATATGTCTGATACCTGCTTTGACAGCGAGAAGGTGTAATTGCTTAATGCCGCACCTTTTGGCCCAATCAGAAATCCTGTGCCGACTGTGGGGTAACCTTCCGTGTCTATATAGGGTTTAGGGCGAAATCCTTCTTCATAGTTGAGGATGGCGATGATCTGACTCATTTGGCTTCATCCTCTTTAACGACTTGGTTAACTTTGTCGGCGGTTTTGTTAGCTGTCTGATCTGGTATCTGACTTAACTGTTTCTGCATTTGCTCAACCTGCTTTGCAAGCTGACTTACTTTCTTATCCCGCCGTTCTGCAACTTTCTGATAGTCGGCCCTGATGCCGTCAATTCTCTCGTTAGCCTGATTGCTTACGTAGACAAAGATGATTGTCATGATTATGCAGATGACGCTCATCAGGAGCAGAAGCGATCCAATGATGACATTGCGCTTATGCCCCGCTTTATTTGTTGTTTGCATCGCTGTCGTCCTCCAGTGTGGCGATCAGCCTGTTCACTTCACTTCTGAATCTTTCGTTACCCGTAGAATTGGTCGCCTCAGACATAGCCAGAAGGATGCCGAGCGCGTTCTTGATAAGGCGGAGGTCAGTTTCAAGAGTGGATATGCGGCGGAGATTACGATCATGCCGGTCGCGCAGCTCATCATTCTCTTCACGGAGTAGCGCATTGCTCTCCTTGAGTAGCTGAACCTGCTCTTTGTAACCGGTGATAATGTCTCCGCTTGCGCGGTTGTTGGTGACGATTGAGCTAATGCCAGCTATCAGTGGCTTCCAGAATAATGCTACCGCACCGCCTCCAAGCAGCAATGCGCCAATACTGGTAAATAAACTTTCATTCATGCCTGACCTCGCAAGCCAGGGTATTGCGTGCTGTTCATAGCCGTCTCCGGCAACGCCAGAGGTTTCCGGCCTGAGATTTGGAAGATGCTTACCACCCATACAAGAAACCTGTTATGTAGGAAAATCAGGCAGTAGCGAGACAAAAAAAAGGCCCTGCGTTAGCAGAGCCTTATTAATTAGTTAAAATTATTTATTAAAAGCTGAAAATTTATTAGTATGAAGGCGGAGTTTTCCCTGGTGTTGGCCTATTGGCCGCCCTCATGTTATCTACCTGGTTGCCGAGACCTAGGGTGATATGGGGGTTTATTTTTTCCTACTAGACATAAGCCATATTGAAGTTTCACCCACGTCAAAGCAACTAAACTTAAGGATAACCACACCTATACTTAAGTTCAGCTTACTGTTCCAGCAATTCGCCTTGCTTACGTACTGCCGAAAGGCATTGATACAGGCTTAACCTGCCCTCAGACTGGCATTTGCAATTAGTTGCTCTGACGCTAACGCGATTAATTGCCTGGCATATCTGCCCAGAGCTAATTTGGTACAAACAAAAACGCCCTCGCAGTTGGTGAGACCGCAGGGCGTTTTAACTATCACAAATTTGGAAGTGATTTCTGCCTGCAAACAACCAGACGGAACTTCAACTGTTAGAAATCATATCCCCAAGTTCGGGAAAAGTAAATAGCCCACGATAAAATAATGAGCTATTTCTTATTGCATATGCGAATTAGGCCGCAACGCTATTAACGCCAATCATTTTTGAAAGCTTTGTCAGGCCTTTCGCTGTAACCAGAACTTGCTCGACCACCTTTTCTGACCCATCAGAGCGCTCAACGGTAGTTACCTTATGCTCAAGAAAGCCAGACTGAATGCGATCCTGATATGCCAGCCATGATTTACCTCCAGCGCGGCGATAAATCCAGTGGCTTTCCGACATGAGCTTGAAAAGAAACTTCGGCTGAACCTGAAGATGCTTAGCTGCGTTTGTAATGCACATACTTCCATCTGCTTTAGCGATTCGGTCAAGCGCCTCTACATCTGGCTTCATCTCTTCGACCTTGTGCTCAAGAGCTATTACCTTTTCACTGTATTTCAGCAGCGTACCGCGCAAGAACTCAGCGTCGTTGAGTGCCGCCATTGGGTCAAATGCTGGTGAATTGATCTGCTTTTCCAGCTCTTGCCAGCGGTCTACCAATTTTGCTGTGAACTCTGGAGACAATTGAGCGACTACTACAATGCTGTCACGCTTGCCCTGCTCGCCTTCAAACTTGTAGACGGTTGTTGGTCGGCCTGCTGTGGGCTTTTCCTCAATTTGAGGAGAAGTAATCACTCCCTTTTCAACCAGTGTCTCGATAGTTCTTTTAACATTGTCATGTCGCTTGCCAACCAGCGTGGCAATATCAAGGCTAGACATAGTGACAACTTCACTCTGTACTGCTAAATTAGCTGTAAGCATAGATTGATACCTTGTCGTTTAGTTTATGCAAGCCGCCAACTCCACATTGGCGGTTTTTCTTTTTGCGCTCAGTGATAATCGACTGGCGCTTTCAGCCAGGTTAGTGGCATTTTTAAATTCTTCTCGTAAACGCCCTCATCGCTATTTTTATCAATGTGTTGCGTATGCCTGTTCAGAATGTCTCGCGCATCAGTGAAAACGCTATTGAACTCATGACCGAAGTCATGCGCCTTTCCAGCGTACTGAGATTTAATCTGACGAAGCGGCTCACGCAGTTCGCGTGAGAAGGTTCGCATACGCTCTCCTACAAACCACATCCAGGTTAACTTACATAATTCTTCGTCGGTGAACTGCTTAACGATGGGAGAGTGCTGAACTTCGCGATCCAGAATGTCGAGCACCCAGCGGCGAAATTCTTTGGCTACATTGGTGCGAGCAAACATCGCGATAAGATGTGCGCCACGCAGGCTGAACACGCGTACCTTCTTGCGGTAGTTTCCTGAGGTCACTGATTCAATGACCTGAGTCATTCCGCTGGTAAACTCATCATAGTTTTGGTTGAAAAGATTCGTGATCGACTTTGAGCTTTTGTACTGCAGCGCGTTGGCAATGTCTGTCGAGGTCAGCCAGATTCCGCTCAAGTTAGCCACAGGAACGATAGCGTTGCCCTGGAAGTTGAATTCTGATTTAGCTACAATGGTCATGTTGGTTTCCCGCTAGGTTGCTGACATCAGAGGCCCGGTTAGTGTTAGCGCACTTCCGGGCTTCGTCTTTTATTTCAAATCTTGATCTCACCTTTCCTCTCCATCTCGTCCAGTAACTGCAAGCGATATAGCACCTCGCTATGCAGGGTTCTGAAAGCCCTACTAGCATTTTGAGCGATTCTTTCTTTCATGTCCTGAGGGATTCTCAACTGCATTGGGTTAACAGCTGTAACTTCTTTCTTGTTCATGACATACTCCATACCATAGCGTTGAACATCATAATACTTCATTGAAATGAGCTTTCAAGAAGTTTGTGAGTAAATTTGAGTGTTATTATGAAGTCATATGAAATTAAAGGTGATTTTTGGAAAAGAATTTCATCTGCCAGGGCTATAAATTCATTAACCCAGAGAGAACTTGCGGAGTTGGCTGGCGTATCTCAGCGTCAAATAGCAGCATATGAAAGCGGAGGAACATGGCCTCGCGAGGCAGTTCTATTGCGGTTAGCTGCTGCCTTAGGTACGTCACCTGAGTGGCTGGCAAGTGGTGAAGGTGACGGAAGAATAAAAGCTAGAGTTTCACCTGCTGATGTAACAAGAAAGATACCCATACTACGGAAAGATGAAATTTTCGAATGGTTAACTTCTGTTGGAAATGAAAAGTTCGCGCCGCGCACTTACCCCATTAGTTTCGAAGTTAGTAATTTAGCATTTGCGTTGGTCAATGACGATGAAGGCATGGCGTCATCAGATGATTTCGGTTACGGATTCCCCAAAGGGTGCATAGTAGTATTTGAACCTATGATCGAAGTAGAAGATCAGGACTTCGTTCTAGCTATGATGGACACCGGGGCTGTTAGTTTCAGGCAGTTTTTTTCAGGCTTTCGAACATCAAAACTTCATCCGCTAGATAATAGGTATCTCGATGAAGAAATAAGCAACAAAGAAATTGAAAGCAAGGAAATTACGCTGATACCTGCAGTGTCTATGGAAAATAGACTGCCAGCAATGAGTCGGATTGAGGTCGCTAATGTAAACCTTCAAGTCTTGCAGAAAGCTGATTACCCATCACCCAACTCGATGCTTGAGGGGAAAGATAAAAAAAATTGAGCATATGATACCTTTTTGTATCATGAACCAATAAAAAGCCCACATTAGTGGGCCCTGCAAGTTAAGCAGTAACCTTATTCAATGCAGCATTAGCCCATGACTCTTCAATTTCAAGCTTGACGATCAGGCTGTCATAAAACGGTTTAACGCTTTTCTTCCACGTATCAAGGCTGATAGATTCGGTAAAATCACAGATTGCATTATGGGCGTCTGTAGAAGGTATTCTCTCGAACCCTCGCCCACTGCACCGTTTGCAGTTACCAATGACAGGCACGCCCTGTCGTTTACTCTCAGCTTCCATCATCGCCTTTCCCCTCCCCTTGCAATCCCGGCAGGCTGATGACACCACGCACTTTCCTTTGCATTCAGGACAAAGAACGCTCTCAACACCCCGCACCTGATAAACCGTATTTTCAGGCAGAGACTCAGCAAGACGTTTAATCTCTGTCACCACACCCGGCCTTTGCGTACCAAAGCGTGACTTCATGGTGAATACTTCTGCGTCAATAAAGCCTGTGGCGTTGCAGCATTTGCACGGCTTCTTACTTGAGGCGCTCTGGCAGTAATCGAGAAATGCAAAACTTGCGAGCGTTTGCATTACCTGTCGCTTAATATCCTTATCGAGCTTGCGTAAGGCGGCCACCTTATCGCAGTTTTGAAGAGCGTAATCAGTTAAAAGGGATACGGCGCGTGCGGCGTCGTTCTCACTTATCCCAACCTTCCCCATGAAAGCGCTGTAACCCATCTGAGCGCGTGACATTGCCATACCCATGCTGGCGATGTAGTCAGTGCCTGTGAGCGTGTCTGGTGACGTCTGAGGTGACATTCCGCTGAAGTTCTGCGTCTTGGCATAATGGTATTTAACAGTTGATTCTAGGCTCATCGCTTTTTCCTTCTCGGTTGTGCATCCCAGTTCTGTATGTGTGCTGGCTGGATTAAGGGATGGATTGGGCGGAAGTTTAAAAGTAGCCATCGCCATTTGGCTTTGAGGTATTCGGTCATACTGCCTCCATCTCGGTAATGATCACTTCCAGCCGGCCGCCTTTAACCACTTCGCAGCGAACCATGCGCACGTCATCAATGAGGCTATCGTCAGCTATGACGCCTGCCTGGGTTAATGAGTCCAGAGGTGCCTTGAAAAGGTTATCGAGGTCACGCCGAGCGCGTGTAGGTGGATATGCGTTGATTTTTACTTTGAGCTTGCCGGTGATATTGTATTGCTGGTTTGATTCTGCGATTAGTCTGGCTACTGCTGAGGTGTATTCCCTTCCCTTTTTGCTTTTTATCTTTCGACCGCGAAACACTGAGAAGAGGTGATTATTTCCTGGCGGCCAGGGTAATTCTATGCAGTATTCGTTCATCGCTTTACCTTCCCCTCTCTTAGTAGCGCGTCCTGGGTGCGAATAACTCCTTCCAGGTGAGCTATACGCGCCTCTGTAACCTCACATCGCCTTGTGCGTCGGTCTATCTCGTCATGGCATGATGAGCAAGCCCAGGCTCCAAAGAGGTCATCTGGCTTCATTCCCGTTCCGCATATGCCAACCATGCGGTAATGCGCGAGCACTACTGTTTCAGGATTACCATTGCACACGCCTGGCAGCCTGACCTGGCATTCCCTGCCCCGCGCTTCATTGCTTAATTTACTCATCATCTTCTCCCATTAGGCCGTTTGGATCTGACATCAGCCAGAAGTTGAGGCAATCGGTGCAGGCGTATACCTCGAATGGTTTGAGGCTTATTCCACAGCCAACGCAGGCAGTAGCAGATTGCGCGCCATCTCCAGTAGGCTGACTTGATTGGGTTGTGTCGCTCATGATTCTCCCATTCGATATCGCACTCGCATGATTCGCAGTTAGCGCCGTAGTGATACTTATCCTCTGAGGTGAGGATGGTGTGACATCGGCAGCAGCGTTCATGCGGCACTCTCAGCCTCCTGATAACGCTCAAACCAGAAAACAATCGGGGATGTGGTGACTTTAACTTGTCCGAATCTTTCAGCGGTTCGAAAGTTGACGCTGTATTGCCTGGCGCGCTCAGCCTGCTCGGCAATCTGCTCTCTGAACCCTTCCAAGCTGAATGTCGCTTTAAAAAGGTTGCAAGGTGCACATGCCGGAAAGAGATTTTCCATAACGTCATTTTCTGGCCGCCAGTGCTCTCCCGTAGCTATTGTCCGGCGCGTTCCATCCTGACGGCGCGGCCCAAACTCCCATTTGCGTAGTGCAGCCTCTACATGGTCAGCGTGCCAGCCTTTTTCAGGAAGTTCGCAACCACAATAGGCGCACCTACCGCCAAACTTCATGCGCAGCTCTGACCGCTGCTTTGGTGTAAGTTTCATAACCTGCTCCACATTGGGTTTTTATACTGCCTGGTTGGTATTGGCTCCTCCCTGTACTCAGGCAACATTGCAGTGACAATCCACAGGCGCGGATCGAATGCTAGAGTCTTGGTTGCCTGGATGTTTCGGAGTTTATATCGGTAGAGGAGGTCGTCGGCGGTGGATGTATCGCAGGGGTCATGAGTGAATGGCGTGATTTTCATGCGCACCTCTGACTTTCGCCAGTAGTCCATTAAACATCGCCATATTGAGGCTCAGCCCAAAGCCTCCTCCAAAATCAATTTGCTTGTACCGGCAGAAGTTATTATCTCCGTCCGCATGCTGTTTGATTATGTGGTGGCCGCCGGAAAGCGTGTGAATTACTTTGATGACGTTGCCGCGATTAGTGCAGCATGATTTGGTGACTGAATCGAGAATCTCTGGCGTGGTATGCCATTTTCCATCTGAGAGTAATTCCAGTACTGCGGTTTTAACTTTGCTCATGCTGCACTCCTAAAAGTACGAATACAGTTGGTTGATAATGTTCTGGTCTTTGGTGCCGGCGAATACATGCTTTATGGCCGCGTTGATTAGCGACGAATAACAGCGCTCGAATTCTTCCTGTTCCATGTTTCCGTAAGCCAGACTCTTTGCCTCTGCCCGCACCTCGCCGCGGATGTTCGTCACCATGTCGTAATGACCAGCCAGGATGGTGAGGTCTTTGCGGAAACGGTTGAACTGTGTTGTTTCATCGGCATGCTCAAGCCCTGCCCGGTCAGCAGCCCAGTGCTGAAAGCAGAAGTTGAAGAATGCAAAAGCCTTTCGATGAAATGCGGGGTTGCGGGTCAGTTTGATTTCGGCTGTGTACTGCTCGCCGTTCTTGAATCGGGTAAGGCGGGGTATGTCAGACTCAAGCGCTGGGGTGAAAATCCCCCCGGCCGATTTGATCAGCTCGATTTGCATGGCTGGCCTCAATCATTTTCTGCACCAACGCTAAAGCCTCATCAGTGATGCGCTTCTGCTCTGGTGTAGGTTTGGTATCGTGGATGGTGTCGATGAGTTCGTAGAGATTACGGAGTGGGTCTCGCCGTAGTGGTATGAAGTTGTTCATGCATGACTCCTTATTGGCCTCACGTTCTCACCAACAATCTGGCATTCCTCTGGCATGACTTCGAGGTTTACGCCGTTCAAACATTTTGGATCTGGAGTGGACTCAGGTTGATATGCAAAGGAAGGTGGCATGGATAAATCCGGAGAACGCCAAAGCGGGCAAGGCTATTGGCGTGGCGTTGAATGATACCTCATGCCGGGTGCTGAAGGAGCAGATAGGAAAGCATTCACGATGGGTTTTTGTTCACACCAAAGAGGCAACCAGGCCAGACGGCACCAGGACGCCATCAGTCAGGAAAATGCGCTGTGATGATAACACGGCGTGGCGGATAGGACTCAAGCGGGCAGGCATTGAGGATTTCCGTTTTCATGACTTACGGCATACCTGGGCAAGCTGGCTGATTCAGGCAGGTGTTCCACTTTCTGCATTGCAGGAAATGGGGGGATGGGAAAGCATAGAAATGGTACGCAGGTATGCACACCTGGCACCTAACCACCTGACCGAACATGCGCGCAAAATTGACTCGCTTTTGGGTGACAACGACACAAATACGACACAAGGAGGAAATCAGGTAGGCTTGAAGCTTGCTTAA